AGCCTGACTCGATCTTCGAGCCATGTTGAGTAACGTCCAATCCATGGGAGTAACGGCGCGAGGTCTGGCTCTCCCCAAATGACACCTACGGGTTTATTGGCGGTGTAGTGGAGCATGAATGCTTCGGCGTTTCCTTCGCTGTCGATGACTGGCTGGGTTGGGTCGTAGGCGTTCCAGGTTCCGGCTTCCTGAATCACAGGGATGTAATACTTCTCCTGCATGATGTCATTCTCTGCAGTCTGAATCTCTTTGATCAGTTCGGCGGGAACGGCTCTCACAAATGTCATGCCGTCCGGCATGGGAGAAATCAGGAAAAACAAATTGCCTGAGCGCGTGCGCTCGTCGCACCATTGCGGGACTTGTTCACTAAGTTTGTTAAGTGGATGGTTCCACCAGTCTTGTAAAAATTTCTGCGTGGCGGTGTGGTCGGCTTTGATTGTCATTCCTTCGCCGACGATGAATTGAGTGTAGAGCTTTACAATTCTTCTCGCGACCGGCGATACTCTCCACGCTCTGAGACATTCCGATAGGATGGTTGCTCGGTCGTATTCAAACCGATCGCGGTAAAGTCCTGAGGCGTTGTCGCCGATGAAAAAAGTATTGTCGTTCTCTCTGACGGTCTGCTGCACGCGCTCTCCGTCTTTGGGTGCAAGGAAGTTCGATAGCTTGGTTCTGAAATCTTTTAGCATGTGGGCTCCTAAAAATTCCTGTCGGCTGTCTCTAATACATCGGCTTGTTCGATGATCACAGTGGGCGCGGTGATATACCATTCCAACAGATCAAGCTGCGCGGTGAGGGCGTCGGCTGTGATGTAGTCGTCATGGATGATCTGCTTTGTGATGGGGTCGCGTGTGCCGTCTGGCACGCTCCAGCGCATGGTCTTGGATGGGCCTGTCAGTATTTCGCTCTGGCAATTTCGATACTGGCTCTCGACTTCTTCTGTCCTGGCGCAATCTCTAAAGCGCCCGCTTTCGATCACGGCGATAAATCCGTAGCCTAGCTCTGACTTGGATTGCGCCGTGTATTTGAATCCGATCACGCGTTCCTTGTATTTCCTGAATAGCATCCCCCATAATCCTTCTCCGGCTCCGGTTGCATCTTCGATGATATAGAGCGGATGCCATACGGCCTCCAATGCTGTGATGGCTCCGAAGATGGAGACGTGATTGTCTCCCTGCCAGTCCACGCGCTTTACTGGCCGGTAGATGGGTGCCTGCAATAATTCCAATTGGCTTAGGTCTATGTCTATGATGTCGAGCGTGGTTTTGTCCCTGCCTGGGTTCTTCATGCCTTCGAGCTCTAAAATACCTTCGTCCTGTCCGGCTACGTCTATCAGGAAGGCGTAGGCGTGGCCTGGTATCGGCTGCTCTTGCGGCTCCTGGTCTCCCAGCATGAGCGCGAGCCTGCGAGCGTTGAACATGCCGGTTTGGGCGTCGATGCGCTCACAAAAGTATTGCGTCTTAACTAGTGGATGTTCTCTCCCCAATTTCCTGAGCTCACTATCCACGAATGCGCCATAGGGCCGGTTTACTTTTCTTACATCGTCGGCGGTGTATTTGAACACGCGCCGGATGCCGTCTGCCTTCTGCGCTTGTAGGGCGGCGTCTTCTTCCCTGGCGAGTAAAGTGTTGCTCGTCCATTGTGTACCCACGATAATTCGGGTGGCGTTGGTGCTGGCAACCATCGGCGCGAAGTCCTTGTCATACTTGGCCGGCGTGATGTCCTGGGCTTCGTTGATCACGAGCAGTAGGCTGGCCGTGGCTCCGACTACGTTTGAGTCTTTGTCTCCTGATAGCAGGGATGTGACGGCTCTCCCGATGTAGCGCATGTAATCTGCTCGCTTCCTCCAAAAGGCTTGCGTCAATAGATTGGCTTTGAGCCGGTTTTCCAGTCTCATAAGGAAGTTGAGCGTCTGCGGCTTGTATGTGGGATTGGCTACCACAATCCCAACTTCCCGATGGGCATATAAATTCATAAGGTAGGCAATGAGGTTGGCGAGTAACTCGTCCTTCCCTGCTTGCCTAGATATGATGATCACGAAAGTTAAGCCGCGCTTGTCTATGATCGAGTTAATAATTGCTTCGGCTGGTTCCAGTTGATACGGGCGCATTTGGATGGCTCCGCCTTTGGATGTGAAGCGGTCGAAGGTTTTGCTTATGTTCTTTATGGTCTGCACCAATGTACTCATGCCTTCTCCCTGGGGTTCGGGGGCTGGCTCCCGTTAGCAGAGAGCGACCGAAGGGAGCGCCGGAGCCGTCCTCCCGTTGCATTGGTTCTCATATACCCATCTCCAAACGTAATTCTTCGAGCGCGGTCATGATGGCGTCGGCTACGTCTCCGCCTTTGCCTTTGATCAGGTAGTGGGTTCGTGTGAGTGTTGAGAGGGATTGAGTCATAAGGCTGAGGGTGTTCAATTGCTTAAGGTAATGGTCGTCGCGGAGTGGGCTTTGTCCGCCGTCTTTGTTCTTCAAATAAACTTCTGTCATATCTAACTGGTCATACAGTCGATCTAAACAAACTCGAATAAGGGCTATCTCATCCTGCACATCGGCGGGGTCTGTGCCTTCGAGTCGCTTGCTCTGCTCGGCTGTAAACCGGCTCGCGTAAAACCCATGTCGCAAGGCGTTCTTATTGCCTGGCTGTCCGCCTGATTTGCGCGTGGTGGGCTTGGTCTTCTTCTTCACGGTATCTTGCCGCCAAAAGCCAGATAGAGAATTGCCATGATTACGAGAGTATGAACGGCTGCTAGTGTGGCGGCTAATACCCTGTCTCGATACCATAGCCACGCGGCGCTTTTCTTTGTGATTGCCACGTCGATTTTTTGGGATGTGGTCATGGTGGGGCTGTTTCCGTTGCGCCTGGCTATGCCTGTGATTTCGCCTTTGATATAGGTCATGTCTTCGCGCATTTTGATACGCTCTTTCCGGTCTGTGGCCTGCTCTGTTCTAATGGATTGGCACATGTCCCATAACGTGCCGAGCTGCTCCTCCCTTGTAAGGCTTGATAGAAATACTTTTTTTGATGTGGTTACGTCGCTCATAGGTGTATCAATCTCCCCAAAAATCTTATGCGGATGCTTCCGCTGTCTCCGCCTGCGCTCCTTTCCCGCAAATATTCCATGATCTGTACGGCCTGGATTTGAGTTAGCTCAATGTCGATCACGCTGACGCGCCGTTTCTCAAAATACTCTGTGATAGACGGCCTGGTCTCTACTCTCTCGACATATAAAGTTGCTGGCCTGCTGATTTGTTCTTCCTGTTTGGTCACGTGTAGGGTTCTCCTTAGAACAAAAAAAGCCGCGCACCTGGGGGCCTTGTGGCCTGGGTACGCGGCTGGCTTTATGAGGCAGTCGCCTGTGTCGCTGTTGGATTTTTGGGAATGCAACAGCGGCTTCGATTAGTGGCATATTACCATGTTTTGAGAAATTTGGGTTTTGGTGGTACGCGAATTGTTGGGTTATCGTTGGCCTTTAGGTAGTATTTTGCGGCCCATGCTTCGGCCCGTTGCCTTTGCTGTGGCGTCCATTTCTCTATGGCTTCGAGTGGAATGTCCTCACCCGCAAGGCTTAGGAGGGCTTGGGTAACTTGGTAATCTTGTGTGTTCATTTGTGTTTTATCCTGTCTGAAAAAAGCAAGGCTGCTGCTTCTCTTAGGATGCGGTAAGCTGCATCCTTCCAGCGTTTGCTTTCGGCTTTGTCGGCGTGGATGACTTCGTTCAATTCCTTCTGCAATCGCTGAAGCTCTTTTACTTCTTTGCTCACGTCTTGAAGCTGGTTTACCTTGCCTTCGATCTGTTCCAACTTTACAAGGACTGCCAGTGTCCTGGCTGTGATTGGGGTCTCTTCGGTTGTGTCAGTGGTTGGCATGGCTGCACCTATAAGAACTTCACTTGATTGACCGGCTTTAAAGTGCCGGTGAGAATGAATCGGCCTGGCTGCTGCACCCTGAACGGCTGCACCTTCTCCGAGAAAAAAGGAAGATGCTCGCAAATGGTTTTCCATTCAAGATCACTTGGAAATACATCGTCGCGCGTGATGGCAATTACCACGTCATTGACGGCGCAAGTCATTTCCACGCGCAAGCCGCGGTATAGCTTGCGGACGATGGTTCGGCCCTGCTCTCTGCGGGCTTCGGTGTGCTGGTCTTCGAGGATTTCATTGAGCTTTGACATTCGATCTCCTTTCATTGGCGTCTGTAACGTTTTGGCGGTCGGCGGCTCTCCGCTTGGCAAGGTCTTCGATCTGCTTGCGGAATTGGGTGATTTTATCTCTCGTCCCTTGCGTGATGAACATTCCGGCGTCTTTCTCTATGGCCGTGACAATGCGCTCGGCTAAGTCTATGCTTAGGTCATACTGCCGGAAGGAGATTGTGAGTGCCTGGTTCTCGTCGAATAGCTCGCCCATTGCCTGGCGTTCGAGCTCCCATTGGTCGAGGGCTTCGGCTAGTGTCTGCGCTTCTCCGGCGATTTCCAGGGCGCGGGCTGTGTCGCTCATTCTTCCTCCTGGTCTACCCCGTAGATGAGTGTCTTCTCGACGGTCTGTTGCTTCTCACCTTCGGCGAGCTCCTTCCATGTTCCATCTGGTAGCAGGTTGAATTTTTTTACCGCTTCATGGTCGATCATCAGAACGATGGCCTGGTATGTTTTCATATTGAATTTGACAATGATCTCTTTCACAACGGCTCCTCTCTCGCCTGCTTCCCGTAATGGTGCAGGCGTTCAATGATATGGTGTCGGCTCTCTGTGGTCAGGGACCTCCACCATTTGACGTATTCCGGCTGCGGCTTCGGCTCTCTCCTGGGCTTGCGTTCGCTCTTGGGCTTCCTGGGCAAGCTGAGGGCTTGCCTGGTGTTGGGATTTGTCGGCTCCTTGCCGTACTTGATTAGCTGGTAGATGTAGTAGACATTCACGCTGCGGAGCTCTGCCAGATGGTGGTATTTGTAATCCACGCGGCGGAAGTCGGTTATCAACTTCTTCGGCGTGGCTGGGTGGATGTAGACGGGATGTTTTGTCATGGCATTCGGTTGCTCCTGCCCTTCTTGGCTTCGGGGGTTCGGGGGTGTCCCCCGTTAGCAGAGAGCGCCGTACTCGGCGCGGCGGAGCCGTGAGAGTCAATCCACCATGCCGGAATCTCGAACACTGCTCCGGCTGGGTTCTCCGTGGGCGTTGGTGTTCGATCTACGGTCGGCGTGATGACTGTCGAGACACAAGCATTGAGCAATAACGCTGCCATTAGTGTGAAGGCTTTTAGTTTGTTCATGATTTCACCTTATCGAAGTCTCTATATATTTCAGTATGTAGTAGTACCCTGTGGAAAGAACTGAAAGAATCGGCTTACTCTATCGTTTACTCTACAATTCTTTCCACAGTTGACCTGTGTAATGAATCGCCTGGCGCTGTGGAATGAATTATTTGATTCTTTCCACAAGCTGCCTGTGGAAAGAATTATTGTCCACCGGCTGGGCCACGGTTCGGCCTGCGTTCATGGTCTGGATGACGATCAGCGCACACTGCATTGAGTTGTAAGCAACCCCGCGTCCGCTGGTGAGCAAGGGATGATCTATGTCTATCAGCGCGGCGATGATCAGGGCTATCGGCTGGAGTCCATGCTTTCGGGCAATGTCTCTGTGGTGGCTGTAATCTCCTGCGCACCATTGCCTGGCTACGTCCTGGCGCTCGGCTGGCGTGGTCACTTCCTTGCCGTTGGAGTCGATGAAGCATTTGCATATTTCATCATCCATGATCTTTACATTGTCTTCGGCTTTGCGGCTCATTCTTCCTCCAATGTCACGAGCGCGGCTTCGTACATTCTGCGCCGGTGTGCGTCGAGGTCGGGCCGATTCAATTGCTTGATGATCTCGCTCTCGGTGACGGTCAGGGTTTGGCCGCGCGTGTTCTTGATCTGTACGCGGGTCGGCTGTCCTGGCTTGATCAGGAGCGAAAACTCATAAGGCAAAATTTGCTTTTTGGTGGTGTTGTAGTTCATGTGAAGGTTCTCCATTTCTTTGCTAATTCGTCCCTCCGACTATCGGGACATAATCGGAGGGCTTCGGTGTCTAATGTCCCTGAACGTGTCGGGACGTTTTGCGGTAGAAGCGTTTTTTGTGGGCTTCGTTGAAATAGATTTGCTGCGGGTTCGTGGTCTTGAATTTCTTGCTGCATCCACAGGGACACAGGCGCTCTATCTTCGGCCTGTGCTTGCCGGTAAACTTAGGTTTACGTTTCTCCACTGGTGGGGGCAGGTTCCTTTGTTGGTGAATAACCACGGCTTGCCCTCCCGCTTGCAGTCCAGGCAGGCGATGATCTTGCTGAACTTCAAGGCTGGAATGTCGAGGGCTATTCCTCTCCGCTTGCTTTGAGAAAAGGGGCAGGCGTTTCGCCTGGCTCCTTTTCTGCTTTGGCGTCTTCCACCAATGCCTTATGAACTTCGGGGCGGCTGCTCTGGAACGGCGTTTGATTTGGGTCGTTGGGGTCGTACATGCCCCAGGGTAGCTCTGGCTTTTCTGCTTCGATGGGGTAGGGGACTGGCTCTGTGAGCCGTGGCGCTTCGGTCTCGGCTCGCTTCTGCTCGAATACTGTCCCTGCAATTGGAGTCAATTGCAAGTCCCGCTTGACCTGGCTTACTATGTCCATTGTGATGGCCTGGGCAAGTGCGGCTTTCTCTACGTCCAGTTGCTTGACTGCGTCCTTCATGGCTTTGTCGATCACTTCGCCGCGGGCGATGCCTGTACTGATTTGCTGGTTTATTTCGGGGTCGGCTCCGTGGTGGGTGTAGATGAGTGCCACATGCGCAATTGTGGCAATGATGAAACCGTAGACCATCCATTGGCCGATTTGAGCGGTGTCCACCTTTCCGGTCAGACTGGCGCTGGATAGTATGACTTCGGCGGCAACCATGCCGATGGTTCCCACAAAGCCGACGATAAAACCGGCTCCGGCTGCTACATACTGGCCTGCGCTCTTGCTCTTGAACACGAAGGCAAGGGCCCATGCGATGGTGGCGATGTCGAATAAGACAAGCCCCCACATCTGGTTTTCAAAATTGTCTGGGAAGAGTCTTCCTAAGGCTGAGTAGGTGAGTGAGATTAGAAGGCCGATTACTCCAATGCCGAAGAGGGCAAAGAATAAACCGGCGATACCTGCGATTACTTTTTTCATTGTGAAGGTTCTCCGTTTCTTGATATAATTTGGATGACATTGGGTCGGCGGGCGGTTCCGTGAGGGTTCCCAACGCTGGCCCTTTGTCACTGTCATTGCTTCCGGCATGTCCCGATGCCGGAACGTTTTCAACAGGGCGGGGGAAGTTCTGCCCTGAAAAAACCTATTTGGTTGTTAAAGTACTGGTCTTAATCGGTCTACTTTAGCGGCTGAAGTTACACTATGTAGGCGGCTCATGTTCGTAGCATGGGCCGTCTTTATTTGCCGCTGAGCTCGTAAGCTAATAGCCAGACGACGACGAGCAAAAACAGAAACATTGCGGTTTCATTGTTTTCTCTCTGGCTCACTTCTCGGCTTCGTTCGTTCGCCAAGTAATCTCTTGATCTCTGCACTAGGGATTCGATATACGCTCTTAGCCGTTGGGTCAAGTTTCTGAGCTTCAATACTCCCTCTCTCGATCATGCGGCGGATTGTCCGCGCGCTGACTTGCAATTGCTCTGCGGCTTGCTCGGTGGTGAGGGTTTCCATCAGGTCGGTTTTGCGTCTGGTGTTGGGCATGTTCGGATTATATGTCCCAACTGTCCGATTGTCAAGGGTGCGGGGATGTGCTCCGCTATAAGCAGGCGGGCGTACTCGCCCGCCGTGGGAGCCGTCCTCCCGTCGCGCGTAGCGCCCCCAAAACCAAAAAAGAAAACCCCTCCGGCAGACACGAAGTGAAGCGCCCCAGGCGCTTAAAAATTTTTTTGAAAAAAAGAGCCCGCTCTCCTGGGTGGGCTCTGTGTCCTGGTGTTGATCAGCTCTCCGGCGCAACCGGCGCAATTCTCAATACTGACTGCTTCCGGTGCTCTCCGACTGTGATAATGATCTTCTTGCCGATGGCCTCGGCGATTGTCTCGGCTCCGGTCGCCGATTTGAGCGACTGCACATCTACCTGGGCGGAGAGAAGATACCCGCGGGGGAATGGTGCGCCGGTCTTCGTCTGGAAGTAAAGGACGGGTTGCCAGATGACACGCGGCTTCTTGGTGTCGGGGTCGATGTCCTTTGGGTTGGGTACGGTCTCTTCTTTGGTGATGTGGGCAATGGTGACCGGCAATTGTGCGACCTTCCAGCGTTCGGTCAGGTCTGTGACCTTTAGGAATCGGCTGGGGTGTAGGTCGTCCAGGCGGGTCGAGGGGTCGTAGGTTTGGGATGACATGTGAGGGTTTCCATTCTGCCGGATATAAGGCCTCCGGCAGGGCTCATAAATTGATTGCGGATTATAACCCTGGCTTGCTTCGGCTCTTGTTTTGTTCGAGCCATTGTTCGAGCCAGATGTTTTTGATTGCATCGGCTGTGATGGTTGGGTCAATGCGCTGCGCGGCTTCGATCAATAGATTGGCTTCGCTCTGCCTTTCTGCCTGCAATGCAAGCTTGATCAGTTCCTGGGCGGCTTCCTGCTCTGTGCTCATTGCTGCACCTGGGCGGGTTCGGTCTGTGAAATGTCGAAGACTGAGCCGAAGATAAAATACTCCGGCTTCTCGGCTGCTGGGCCGGTCTCGCTCTCGGCTTTGGTTTTGGGGATCCAAATTCCTAGCGCGCGCTGGCCTTTGCTCACCTGGCGTCCCTGTGCTTTCCATTGGTTGTATCCGCCGACTACGGTGATATTGTCGGACTGGTATGCAAGTAGGATTGTATTGCCGACACTGAGCGGGTGACCTTCACAGGTTACGACTGTGCCGATTTTCTCGACAAACTCGGCGCGCTGCTCTTCGCTCATGGCTGCTACTTTGGCCCATAGGTCTTTGAGTGCCTGGCGGCGTTCTTCGGCTTTGGCTTTCTGCTCGGGGGTGGGGGTGCGCTTCATGATTGCACCTGGCTATGCGGGATGTACTCGATTGATTCGGGCTTGCTGGCTTTGGGTGCGCCAAAGTTTTTGGCTATGGTTCCGTCATCATATTTGAGTGCGACATTTGCGATATCGCGAAATGGGACGGCCTGCATATACAGACTGCCCAACACCTGCACGACTGCCGATTGTGTGACTGAGCTTGCTTCGATGATCAGGCATTCACGATATGAGCCATTGACATAACAATAGCCGCGGAGCGTGATTGTGCCCTTGCCTTCGGGGG